ATATTTTATGTCATCAAAATCTGCTGCTGCATAATTAGAATTAGTAGCTGCAGAAAAATCACTAAATAATATAATGTCTCCAGCTACAAAACTGTGAGCTGAAGGAAAAGTTATTGTAACTATATTTGATCCGTTGGTAGTTGTAAAACAATTTGATAAAGTTGTGCCTGATGGATTAACTAATGGGTGTATATCATAATATACTCCACCTGAATATACGTATAAAATTCTGTTAGTTCCTATAGCTGAAAATTTTGTAGAGTCTTTGTTAACAAAATGATGCAAACCTCTTGTAGCACCTGTTAATTTATCTTGTCCTAATTGATTCCAGCCACCTATCTTTTCAGGTGTACCATATCTAAAACGAACATTTTCTCCATCAGTCCATTGTGATTCAGCCCCTGTAGAGGTAACTTGTTTATTAAACCCTGGTAAGAACCCTAATTTTTGTAACATATAACTCCATTTATGTATTCCTTATTGGTGGAATACCTAACATCGGCCTTCTGTCGAACCTATTTTTTTCAGCAAAAGGACCATTTACATGGTTATAATGAAGAAACACTTGTCCGCAAGTAGTTCCTTTAAAAGGTTCTCTCCAATGCTCTAATTCACATCCACTATATACTAGCATATCGCCTACTTCAAGCAGGACTTTTGTGCCTTCTGGAGCGTTAGGTTTTACAATATTCTTACGTTCATCGATAACATTATCAGCACCTGTGCCATCTATAAAGATAGGCCAAGGATCACCGCCTAGATTTATGGTAGTAGATATTTCACAACTAGGTCTGTCTTTGTGTCTTTTTAATTCATCTCCATGTTTATAGAGTCTAGCGTAGGAATAAGTAGGACATAGGTTTAGGCCAGTTTCCTGCTGCATTACAGGTAATACTTTAACAAGTAAAGTCTCCATCACATGGTCTGCATAATGCGAGTATGTGTTTGGAATCTGCTGATCGGTCCACGTGCCTAACATACCATTGTCATAAGTAATATTATTATCATACATAAATTTAACAGCATCACGTTTAAGTAAAAAATAGTTAAATATAAAGTTAGCTAATTCGTAGTTAACTGCACCTTTGATTACTTGATATTTATTAAACATTAAAAATTTCTTCTCCTGTTTCATTACAAAGTAATTCTAAATTAAGTGTTATTCTTTTTTCTGTTTTTGAGGGATGTGGGTAGTGGTCTAGAAAAGAAGGAAAAATTAACATATCTCCTTCTTTTGGTTTTAAATGTATTGTTTCTTTATTAAGTTTAAAATCTATTCCTTTATCTTGAGTTATTAAATAAATAACAGAATTTATAGTTGATGTTTTTAGATGATTATGAAACCTACCGATAGTAAAAGTGTTATCACTAATGTAACACCATAATTTAAAATCAAGATTTTTTAAAGTAAATTTATTTAAATTTTTTTTAGCTTCATCGATAAATATATTATATAGATTATCTATATATTTACTTTTAACTTTAAAGTTTACGTAACCTTTTTTCACATTTCTTTGTTCTATACATTCTTTAATTAACTCATCTTTAATGTGTTCTATTTTCTCGTCTATAGAACAAGAATGTATTAAATTATTAAAAGCCATGTTGTAAAAAATTAAAACTTACTGATATCCTTATATCATTTGATTCATTAGGTTCAACCGCATGCCATAGCCATGAAGGAAACATAAGTATTCTACCGACTTTTGGTTCTATATGAACTTCTCGCCAAAGATGTTTTAATGGTTGTCCTTTTATTCTTTGAGGCATCACACTTTGTATTCCAGGTCTTGGATCATTAAATGTTATTTTACCACAATTGGGTGGTGCTTTAATATAATACACACCACTAAATAAACTATTAGGATGTATGTGTGGTCTATTATAACCATCTTTATAATTTATATTAGCCCACATATTACCTAATTGTGGTTCTCTATCCAACCACTCTGCTTTATATATTTCACGTTGCATTTTAAATAATGCATCAACTAGAGGTTTAAATACAGGTATTTCATGCATATTAGTTTGGCTGTGCCAGCCCTTTACATTTGTTTTTTGAACTCCTTTATCTTTTTTAGACCATTCAATAATTTCTTTTTCAAAAAGTTTATTATCTAAATCTACATCTTCAGCATATATAAGTGTGGGAAAAAAACCTTCAGCAATCATCTAAATGGTTTACCTCCGAACCAGCAAACTAGAGATTGTCTTACACCTTTAATAACTGGGTTAACTCTGTGGTTTAAAAAAGATGCAAATATAATTGCATGACCTTGTTTAAGTTCTGCAAATTTACCTGGCGCCATTAATTCTAAATCCCCACCTTCAAACTCTGATGGATCATTTAACAAAAGGGTCATTGATATTTTTCGCACAGGTGGTTCGTGTGCCATAGATACATCACAATCCATATGCCAATCATAGAACCCTCCTTCTGGATATTCTGTGAACTGTGCATTTTCTGTTATTTGTATGTCACCAAAACCAAAATGGTTTTCGTTACATTTTTTTATAAATGTATGTAAATCATTATACATGTTTCCCATTTCTTTAAATGGTATCCAAGATATAGTTGTGACTCTTTTCTTTGTATCTGTTCCGCCACCAGGTTTACCCGTACCAACTTGTGCTTGTTGTGGTTTTTGTCTTCGACCACATTCAATAATCTGTTTACATTGATCGGGTGTAAATAACGGTGTTGTAGTTTGAACTATCCAACTTTTCCATTTAGGTTCGGTGATATGTTTATTTTCGTACATTAACTTACTCCTCTATTTCTAATTGGGTCATACTGAACATCCATATTTGCAGCTAGTGTTCTTCTATATCCTGAACCGTTAAAAGGATATACGCAATGTCTCATATCATATGGAAATATAAAAAAATCTCTTTCTTTAATATCGGGTCCATAATCTACATTAGCAAATTGACCAGACGATGAACCTAGTATCTGTAGTCTACCGTTTTGTGGTTGATTGGGTGATGAATATTCTACACCATAAGACTCGGGTAGTTTTAAAATCATAACAGAAGATAGTCCTGTAAACGATGATCCTTGGTGCACGTGCACTGGATTATACTCATGTTCAAACATAGTATTAATCCAAATAGAATTAAAATGTAAGTGGTACTGTTTAATTTTATTCCAATCTAAATAATGTTTAAACTTTTGTTCAAACCACATTAATACATTATTAGGTAAATGATTATGTCCAGTCATCTGAGGACTATCCTCACCATTAAAAAATAAACTATGTTCTTTTTCAATTTTACCAACCAATTGTTTGTTAGCAGGTTTTAATTCAGGATACTTTGTTTCATAGATATTATTGATAGTATTGTATACATCAAGTGGTACTTGATATCTCAATACCGACTGACCTAAAAATATAAAATTAAAATCTGATGTGTCCATATTTTTCTCGTATCCTTTCTGGAATTTTTTCTATGTAAGGATTGTATTCCTTTCTAACTCCTGATCTTATCTTATGCATATTCTTTCCTACGATATTATCGTCATACTTCATACCATTAACTTCTACTTGTTGCAAGTCTTGAAAGCTATGCTTAAATAGTTTGACACCTAAGAATTGATATAGATCAATAAATATTTTTTCTGGATTAGCTATCATGTCATCATATTTTATAAAGTGACACATGTCAGGATATTTAAATGCATTTTTAATTGCTTCTAAATCTTTTGCAACAGCACCATCTTTATTCATAATCATACTTAATTTTTCTTCATCATTTTTTAAATTATATCTATTTGGAAATGCATCGGGGTTTTCTGTGTACCATTTCATATAACTAGCTAGTACATCCATAAGATCTCTAAGCAACACAATGCATTTAAACGGTCTTTTAAAATGTTTTTGCATCAATGCAAAATTAGCTTTTGTCATAACAGGTCCACGATCAATAATAATACGTTGTGGCCAATCTTTATAGTAAGTGTCATAAACAACATCTAATACATTATCTAAAGATCTATGGTCTGGAAAATTTTGAAACACATCTGTTTTTTTTAAAAGAAACAAATCTTTCATTATTTCTAATGTAATAGAATTAGGTGTAGCAGCTATCTCAGGATTCTGGTTCATAATACTTGCAAATAAAGTATTACCCGATCTAGGTTGTGCTACTAAAAATAAAAGTTGTTTATTTTTCTTTTGCTCCGAGGTCATTGGTCAATTGTTCTTTCTTGTTATAAATCATTTCTCCTGATTGTTTAACTCTTTCTATAGTTTGTAATTGTCCAAGTACATTAAACACTTCAGGTTGTGAAGAACCTTGAGTTAATGTCTCTGCTTTGTTTTTCATTATTAAATGATAAGAATCTAACTGGTGTCTGTTGACATCTTTTGTATCAAACGATCCATCGTCAAATTCTTTTTTAAGAGTAGACCATAATTTAATTTCTCTCATTCTATCACGTGCTACAAGTTGCATGTTAGCAACAGAATAAGTTTTTTCATCTATGTCTATTTGAAGTAGTTCTCTCTTTAATGGATCTTCTTCAGTTTTTAATTTTTCCTGTAATCTTTTGAGTTTAACTTCATTACGTCTA